TCAGGTAAACTCTTTCTGAAAGTAGATGCTGGTTTTGAGGCCCCAAGGCTTCAACGGCGCGAACAGCCGGAAGCCGCAACCAATGAGTGCATTGGACGACGCCGGGTTGTTGCTGGTGTCGGACAGCACGCGCTGGTAGCCCAGCCGCTTAACGTGGGCGCAGGCGACGCGGATCAGGCGCTTACTAAGGCCGAGGCGACGATGCGACGGCAGCACGCCCAGGCGCACCAGATAGGCCGCGTCGCGGTAGCTGGAAGGGTGCAGCCCAATGAAGCCGACAGGCTTGTCGCCGTCATAGGCGATCCACCAGCGCCCGCGCGTGACATTAGCAGGCTTGTCAGACGGCAGGCAGGCGCGCTGCATGGAGTTCAGCGCGTCCGCGTGCAGCTTGCCGTCCACCCGGTTGATGACGACGTCGGGGGCGACTTCAATTTCAAGCTCCATTGCCACCCTCCTGCATACGGGCGGCAATCTCACCAGCACATGCTGCATAGCCCGCGCCGTCCGTGTAGTCGTCAATGTTGAACCGGCCAGCGTACCGCCGCGCGATCTTCATACCCTCCATCAGGTTTGCGACGTCGTGCGCGTCCAGGGGCTGCGCGGGAGCCTTGCCAGCGGCGGCAAGGATACCGTTCCAGACGTGCGCGATGTTAAGATGGTTCGGCAGCTTATCGCCGTTCTGTTCCTGACGGTCGCCGCCAACCAGGGCGAGCGCCGCCTTGAGAATGTTGACCGCCTTCATTTCAGATGGTCCCAATCCCCGCCGGGATATTTGAGGTTCATATAAGTGTGCAAATCCATGCCTTCGTACTTGCGGCAGAGATAGCGCAGCGAGAGGGTCATGAGGTCGTACTCGCCGTCCTGGACGTCGTTTAGAACCGCGATGCCCTGCCAATGCCGCTGCCCGCTGTTGCCGCGATATTCCTCGCGGTGCAGATAGCAGGAGCCAAGCACCAGGCCGTACCATGTGCGCCCGGTCGTAAGCAGGCGGTTGCCTTCGCGCTTGCCTTGCTCGTGGCCCTGAACGAACGAACCGCCGATCTTGTTAAAGCGTGCAGACACTTCCCCGCCGACCGGCTTGCCACTGTGCGCGTTCGGGAAATAGTGGGAATACCAAATCCCGTCGATGCAGAGCGTTTTAAGGAAGGGCTGCCGCTTCCATCCGCGCGTGTCGCACTGGTCAGAGCCGATAGTGCCGACCAGCTTCGCGTCGTTCGACGCGACCTTATCCGGCCTGACATCATGGTTGCCCATGAGGTACACGAGTTCAGGCGTCCACAGCTTGCGCTTGCCAGCCTTGAGCGCCGCGACCTTTTCTTCTATCGGCTGTGACAGTAGCGCGAACGAAGCGTTACCGGCGGCGACGTCGTCGGCGTAGCGCGCCCCTTCAAGAGGAACGGAACCCGGCTTTTCGTAGCCGCTAAGGCTGGGGTGGTCCCAATGGTCGCCGACGTGAACGACAACGTCGGGACGGTATTCAAGAATTGCGCGCGCGATCCATCGCATATGGTCATTCGGGGCACCCGGTTTGGACTGGGTGTCGCCGATGACCACATGACGGCGCGGAGTCCGCACCTTCATGCGATGTTATTCCTTGCTGTCGTCGCTTCCGAAAATGATGCGCTGTACGGTGCGCGTCTCGTAGATGCGAATGAGCATCCAAACGACGGTTAGCGCGGTCGCCACAGACGGCAACGCAATGACGAACGATGCGCCAACGGTGCCGCAGGCAGCGCCGTCGAGACAGGCTTTGATGACGGGATGAAAGTTCATTTGCTAACCGCGTTTCCGGTCTTGTTCCAAAGGGCGGACTGCTGGTCGTACCAGTCCCACCACTCGCTTAGTTCTTTGCGGCAGACGTCGAGGGTTCCTTCGTCGGCTGCGTGGGCGCGGGCAACGTCAGATATTGGGACGCCGGAAGGGTCCGCGTCACTCCCGGCGGCGGGGCCGGGAACGGGGCCGTGGCTGGCATCGTTGAACACGCGGACAAAGCCGAGAGGAACGTGATAAGTGCGATCAATCTGCGGCGTGACATGCTGCGGAATTTCCTGCTGGATGCGGGCCGTGTTGCCCTGGATGAAAACGTATTGCGGCACGTACAGCGTGCCGAGATTGGTGTTGATGCCGTTGGCGCGAACGACGTAAGCAACGGTCGCCTTGGCCTGCTGCGTGATGGCCGCCTCATTGGCGTTGTGCATCACCTTGTAGACGAGGAAGCCGCCGCCAGCGGTGCCAAGAGCAAGCGCGACAAGGCACGCCTGCCAGTTGGAGAAAAACCCGCCAACAGTGCCCAAAATGGATCTGATGAAACTCAAGGCGCGTCGCTCCCAAGCTTCCTTTTGATGCCGATGGCAGCCGCGAACGCACTGAGAAGCGCTGCCGATCCCGTGCCGAAGGCAACAGGATCAAAGAGACCGTGTGCGATTAGCTGCCAAAGCATCGCGCCGGTATGGGTTGAGATAAGAGCAGCGCCGAGCGCGCGAATGGGACAGAACACGGTCCCGGCTGCATTTTCAGTGAAGGCGTCTCGGAACACCTTCTTGATTGTCTCAAGCATGTCAGTGCACCGCGCATCCCGCGATGATTAGGGCGAGGAAAATCGCCGCCAGCTTTTTCAGGTCGTGCGCCATAGCGCGGCCTCCCTTGCGCGACGCTGCACAAGGCCGTCATTGACCTTGCCGTCGCAAAAAACCCATGCTGTGAGGTACTGCGGCACGCCCGCGTAATTGCCCGCGTTCAACCGCTTGAGTAGGGTTGAGCCCGCGAACTTTCCAGCGCCGACGTTGAACGCGAACGACACGAGCGCCGCGAACTGGTTATCGGTCAGCGGCACCTTGACGAGGCTTTCGACCGTTGCCTGTGCGAACGTCAGGTCTTGTTCGAGCCACGCCTCGGCCTGCGCCTGCGTGCAGACGTCGCCCGGCTTTACGCCGTGCGTATGGCCGTATCCGATAGTCCAGATACCGCCTTGATCCGGGTACGCTTGGAGGCGCAACCCTTCGTTGCGCTCAACAAGTAAGCGCCCGTTTTGACTCAAAATTCTGGTCATTTGTGCCAGGACTCCGGCATGTGGTAGGGTTCCCGGCCCTTATTCGGAGCCGGGTTTTTGTCCTACTGGTACAATGTGGTTTGCCCGCTAATCGGGAGCGCCGTTTACTTCACTGTGCAATCGGTGCGGGAAGGCTTTGCGATAAAACGGGAGCGAGACCAGCTTGCAGCCTCGGAAGCTGCGCAGCCCGTTGGATCAGCAACAACCGCAAAACCGACGGTGGTACAGCAGCCGACCTGGGCAAGGCTGCCGCCCCCGCGCCGCCAGTAGCCGCCAGGTCAATCGCACGGTTCGCCGCCGCCTTCTGGAGCGCCGTCGCGGCCATCCGCGAAGCAAAGCCAGCCGCCGGAAGCGCCAGGGTCGGCGCACCGCCGCCCATGAACATTCCCGCCTCGGCCAGTATCGGCACCGCGCCCTGAGGCGACAGCTTGCCGACGTCGCGCAGTAGGTTCGTCGCCGACAGGCGATTGCCGCCGGTCGCTACCTGTTGGATAGCCGCGCGGACCTCAGGCGAGAAGCGACCGATTGCGCGGTCATTGTTCAGCAGCTTGCGGAAGCCGGAGCGAATAGCGTTCTCATATCCAGCCTGCGCAAATCCCGTCCCGTTGTTTCCTGCCTTGTCCAGGATGCTTTGAAGCTGTGATGCCTGCGAATACCGCTTCCAGTAATCGCGGGCCTGCGTCAGGTCTTGCAGCGCCTGTGCCGGGCCGTCCGCGATCTGCTGTTGCTGGTCGGCGAAGTCGCCGAGGGCGTTCGTCCTCGCCGTCTCTGCGGCGTTCAGGTCATTGCGCAATTGCATATACCGGGCGCGAGTTGCAGCCGGAGCATTGCTTGCCACGTCGAGCATAAACGGCGCGGCGCGCGTGCCGAATTTTGCCTCAATATCGGCAGCGTGGGCGTTCTGAATGTCGCTCAACTGCCGGGCAACCTGCCCCTTCTGGCCCATTGCCTGAGTTGCAGCAGCCCGCGCGGCGTCGAGGTCCGTCGTGTCCATGTCGTCAGGCGATAGACCGCCGACGAAGTTGTCGACATGGTCGAGGATTTGCCTCGCCATGAACCTGTCGGCCTTGTCGGGCGTAGCAGCCGCGTCGGCGACGACACGGCGAAGCTTGTCCAGGTCGCCGAACGATGCGGACGCATCGCCGCGCGCGCCGTCCGTGCCGTAAGACGACACGAGCCGGAGCGCCGCCGATGCCTTCGGGTAAAGTGCCGCGGAAATGTCGGGGTCGCCGAGTGCGCCGCCGAACTTGTCCGCAGCACTGTCGCCAAGGGCGTTGAGCGCATCGGTGCCAACCTTCACGCCGGAATTGTCCAGGCGCGTGTAAGCGGACTGCGCCGCGTCCTTGAGCGCCTGAATGGTCGGAGCAAGGCGAGGTTGCAAAGCATCGGAGACAGCGCCGCCGACCTTTTGCATGACGCCGCCGGTCGCACCACCAAAGGCCGCGCCCCGGAGCGCGCCGGTTGCGACGCCGTCCAGGCCGTTGTCATCGGCTACGGCATTGCCCGCGCCGTAGCCCATGCCGAGCTTTGCGCCGACCCTGACCGCGTCGCCGAGACTATCCACAGGGCCGAGCAGCCGGTTCGCGGGATTGGCGAACCCGCCAGCAATTTCGCCAGCGGTTGAGGCGACGGGGTGCGCCTGCTGATCCGCCGCGACGCCGCCGCGCAGGGCGGCAAGGTTCTCATGGTAGCGGGCCGACCAGTCGGGGGCGTGCGAGGTCGGGTTCGTCGGGTCGCCCACGGTTGCCTGTATGGCGGCCACAGCGGGCTCTGAGAGCCCAAACGTCGCCCCGCTCAAAATACCGCGCGCAAAAGACGAAACGCCGCTGTCCGCCTTTCCCTGAGTCCGCGCGTCGAACTGATCGAACGGGTTGCCGGCCGCCGCGTGCCCGTCGAACTGGTCGAACGGGTTGGCCGCCGCCGGGCCGGGCTGCTGCGCGGGCAGCGGCGCAAGCATGGGGTTGTTCGTGTAATCGACCATCCGTTACCTTCCGAGGAACTGCCCAGCCGTGCCAGCGCCGTACTTGGCTTCAAACTGCGGCGCGAGGCCGGGATTGGAGCGCAGCAACTGAACAGCGGCGGACGGGATGCCGGACGCGGCGGGCGCGGGGGCGGCCTGCCGGGACTGACCGCCTGCCGGGCCACTGACGCCATATCTCTGCGATAGCGTCTGCCAGGACTGACGCGCCGAGGGCGACAGCAAGTCCAGGGCGTTCGCGTGCGGGTTGCCCGCCTGCCGCAGCGTGTTCGTCATTTCGTCCAGCTTGGACTTGAGCAAGTCGACCGTCGTTCCGATGCCCTGCTGCTGCTGCGTCCTAGAGCCGTTGACCGGGTAATTTGACAACTGCATCTGGCGATCACCCTCGCCGCCGCCCTGTCCCCCGGTCGCGGCCTTGACGGCCTCGCCGGACAGAAGCTGCGCACGCTGGTTGAAGTTTCCGACGCGAGGGTCGCCAAGCACATTGCTCTCAACCCAGTTGACGGCACCGTTCACCAGGGGCGACTGGCCGTTATTAAGCGCGTCGCTTGCTTCCGCCAATCCTGCCGCATGGTCGATTGCGGTATTGAGCGCCGTCTTTGTCAGATTGAACTTGCTGTCCGGGTTCGCAACCTCTGTCCGCGCCTTCTGCACCGCAGAATAATTCTGCGCATTGAACGTCGGGTCGTATCGCTTGGCGAGGCCCAGCAACTGCTGGACTTCCGGCGATCCGAGACCGCCGCGCTGGCTACCGGGCGGCAGTTCATAGTTCGCAATGCTCTTTACGAGCGTCTTGCTCGTGTCATCCAGCGGCAGCGAGCTAAGGAACGCGTCGCCGGTCGCCGGTCGCCAGACGTCCGGGCTTTGCGAGCGCGGGTCGCCGCCGAGATAGGTGTAACCGTTCACGGTCGCGCCCACGCGCGGCGGCGGTTTCTTCAAGCCGGGATAAGGCTGCTGCGGGTTCGGCTGTGCCTGCGGCTGCTGCTGCATGGCGGGCGCGGCCTGAGCTTGCGGCTGCCCGATCTGCGGCAACTGCCCAACGCCGATCTGCGGGAGCGTGTTCAGAATATCGGCCATTTAGTAACCCGTGGAAGGATGAGCAATGTTGATAGGCGCGTTCGGGCTTGGCGCTTTGTTCGCGTTACGCGCCGCAGCCTTCGCCTGATAGACTTTGATTTGCTGCGACAAATACCCAGGAACAGGGGTCGCGGTGCCTTCGTCCGGCTGAACAATCATGCCGCCGGAAACTGTCGGCTTCGCCACACCCTTTTGCAGGACCGCAAGCGGTCGTCCGGTCGTCGGGTCCATGGCATAGACGTTCTGGTCGCGGTCATAACCCTTGTACTGCGGCGTGCCGTAACTAAGAGCGCCCTGGATGTCGCCACTGTTGAAGCCAAGCAACGCAGCTTGCACGAGGGCAGCGCGCGTCTTGGCGGGGTCGCCATTGGCAGCCCCCAACTGCTGCTGAACATAGCCGAGAGCCGCAAGGCTGCGCTGTTGCTGTGCCAGCTTAAGCTGGTTCTGTTCCTCGCCCTGGACATTGTCGGCAGCATCACCCCTGCCGCGCATCCACTGGCCCATGTCTTTCAGCGACGCGCTAATGAGGCGCTGTCGATCCAGGTCGCTCTGTCCAGCCTTCGGCGTGTAGCTGATAAGGCCGTCAAGCCAGGACGACGTATTGGAGTTCGGATCGTATGTTCCGCCGAGGGGCAAGTCAGCGGTGCCGAGCGCGGGCGGGGTGCCGTCAATCGCGCCAAGGTCGGGCGCCGCATTTGAGGCCCTGACCGTGTTCGCATTGGCGGGCGCATCGTTCGGCGTGTAGGCGCTCTGCATACGCTGGGCAGCAAAGCCGGAACCGCTGTTACCGCTGCCTTGGCTGCCATCCTGCGCCGGGGTATAAGCCGCAGTCGGGCCGCCCGTAACGCTGACGTCCTGCGAACCAGCATCGCCGCCCAGGTTGCCCAGTAGGCCCGCGAGGCTGTAACCGTCCGGCGCGGCGTTGCCGCCCTGAGGCGTCAGGTTCATGTATGCCTGCGCCTGCGGCGTAATTTGCGACTGCGACTGCGACTGCGGCTGCGGCTGCTGTTGAGAAGGCGGCGAGAACATGGAGCGTGGATAGCTGCCAGCCCAAATCTGGTCGATATTCGTGTTCACGGGATTAGCGGGCGCTCCCGCGTTCTGCGCGGCCTGCGCAGCTTGCGCCTGCTGCAACTGTGGAAGCTGCCAGGGGAAATAATACTGCATTAAAGCATAACTCCCATTGCGCCGAGGCCGGAGCCGAGTGAGCCGAGACCGCCCAACATGCCGCCCATCATTCCGGTAAGGCCGCCGCTCTGGTGGGTCGTGGACGAGCCATCAGAGGCACCCGTAATGGTCTGCTGTATCGGGATCATGCCGAGCGCAGAGTTCAAAAGGTTCTGCTGTTGCAGCGTCAGTTGCTGGCCGTTCATATACGCCTGATAGGCGTTATTGATTGCCGTCTGGTTCTGCTGCTGCTGCGCATCACCGACCGACGACAACAGTCCCGCTTGGTCCGTGGCAGTCTGTAACGCGTTGTTGTTCGCGGTCTGCATGTCGCCAGCGGCCGTAAGCTGCTGGTTGTTCGCATTCAGCGAGTTCGTAAAGTTCGCCTGCTGCGCCGTCATGTTCTGGCCGCTGTTGAACTCTTGCGCGGCGAGGTTGTTGTTTATGTCGTTCAGCGCGCCCTGCTGCGCCTGCGCATAGTTCGACGAATTAAGGCCCGCAATCGTCGAGGCGTCATCCTGGTTGTAATATTGGTTCGTCAGGGCCTGCGCCACGCCCGACCGGCTACCACCGAACGCACCGTTGTTTGCTTCCGACGCCGCCTGCCCTGCCAGCGTCTGCCCCTGCTGCTGGTTAAGCTGCGCCATCGTCGTGTTGATGACGTCGTTCGTATAAGGGTTCATATACGGCGACAGGTTCGTCGACGAAAGCTGGCCCGCAGTTACTGCGGTCGGCGTGATGTTGCTTTTCGGAATGTTGCCGGTGACGCCCTGAATGTCGCCAATCGCAGCGTTATTGTTCGCGCCGTATGTCCCGTCATTGGCGATATTGGTAACGGACTGTTGCGCCTGCAACTGCGTGGGCGTGAAACCTGCCGTAAGCTGGCCGCTATACGGCGTCAGAGACGCCGCGTTGTTCTGCGCAGTATTATAATTGGCCTGAAACATGGCCATTTCCTGCGGGTCAATCGTGTTCTGCTGCGTCTGGTTCTGAGACGACTGCTGAGAACTTGAGCTTCCGCCCATTAGGTCAATTCCTTCATCATTGTGACATGCGCGAACTCGTATCCGCGCTTTTTGCACTCGCGGTCCCAGCCGCGCCGCCCCATGCCTGTTATGTGCGAGCAACCAATCATCTTGGCGTATCTGCACAGCCAGGGTTCGACGCGGTCGAGAAGTTCGGCGAGGTCGCCGCCGCCATGAACGACGGTGAGCGCCTTTACTCGCCTATGCTGGTTGATAGAGGTGACGACGGCAGAGTTTTGCGCGGGCCAAAACTGGTAAAGCCCATCGTCGATCTGCTGTTCGACGTCCTCGATTGTCTCAAAGCCGCCGTTTGTTGCGACTGCCGCCTCGATCATCGGGCGACAGCGTTTCCAATTCGGGTCGTCTACAATTCTACCCAAGTGAGAACCCCACTCGTGCTGATGGATGCGGCCCATTGCACGCCGTTCGCGTCGGTCAGTATCAGCCGGTTTTTGTTGATGACGACGTCCTGACCCTTCTTCTGGTTCAGGGCATCAGCCTGTTCGATCTTGCTGCGGGTCTGCGCTTCGTTTGCCTTGTCGTATTGATCCGCAGGTGAAGGCAAAAGCATCTTCATCGGCCACTACCGGGATTTACCAGCACGCGAGGGACGCCGACACGCCACGAGGCGTTTACAAGGGCGTCGTATCGAATGCGCGCCTGTCTCGCTGAAAACCAGACGTCGGTGTATCCAGACAGCATGTACGGCCCGTAAGAACTTTCAACGTCCTCAGGCGTGTTCTTGGTGAAGAACGTCACCGTGACCTGACCTTGCGTCGCTTCGTCGGGCAGAAGCTGCGAGGCGTCCATCAGCCTGTCACCCTCGCCAATCTCTGCGGGGCCACTTTCCAGGTACGGCATGACACCAGGGTCGTAAGTGTAACCGACCTCGTGTTCGTAGACGTAGCCGTCCAGGCCGACAGCCATCGGATATTGCGTGATGATGCCGTCCGTAGCGGACAGCCGCACGACATATCCGGTGCGCCAATGGTTTTCGCGGAAATTCCAGGTAACGGTCTGGTCAATCTCTGTGCTGGAGCTTGATGGAAACCGCCACGTCACTTCGCCGAACTTGCTGTTGACGTCCACGGTCACTTTGGATCGCTGCTGCTGGTTCATTCCGGGGAACACCCAATCCCACAGGTCGCAGGCCAGAGGCTGAACATAGCCGTTATATGTCCAAAAGCCGTTAGGCCCCATCCATACGGCTTGGTTGTCCAGGAAGGCCGCGCAATTGCGCGAGATAGCGCCGCTACCTTCGCCGCCGACCGGCTCAATAGAATAGACGCTGTTGTCGCCCGTCGCCGTCATAGTCCAGACTTCGCGATCTGTGAACACGAGATTGCAGCCACGAATTTTCAGACCCTGCATAAGCTGGCCGTCCGTCTCAATGTCGTAATCGCCCGCCGTGTTCGTGGCCGCCGCCGCCCATATCGTGTTGTTCTGTTCGTCGCTCCAAGCGATGCGCTTCGGGAACCCGGCAGCACCAAGCGCAACAAGGTGGCCCTCTGCGCTCGTGAATAGCGCGGCTGCTGTCGGAGCGTTTGCAACGGGCTGCGCGGGCGTCGTCAGCGACAGTTGCCATTCGTAAATTTTTCCATCCTCGGCCATGACGCCCTCGAGGTATTGGCCGAACGTGTCGAGGCTCCACATGGACGCCTCTTGGATAACACTCGTGTCAGGGCGCGGAGAGCCATAGGTTCCAGCGCCATACGCGCCGCCACCATAGCCACCCTCTGCAACAGCATCTGCACGACCGGGCGTGTCCACAAGCTGCTTGCGGGCCTGCAACACGTTGCTGAAAGCGATTGCCGATCCCTGGTTGTTCACCTGCTGATAGACGTCGTTGACCATGTTCATGGCGTCGGCTTCGATATTCGCCGCGAGAACGGCCATCGCCGGGTCAAGGATGCGCTCGGAGAAGTCGTCCAGCGACAGGGTCAGGTCGGAAGACGTGAAGTTCACGTCAACGCCCTTCTGCGTGGAAACCTGCAACTGGACGCTGGCTTCCGTGGTGTCCTGCGTCGACAAGGTCGCGCCGGTTCGAACAGTGTACTGGTTGGGAACGCGAATGTTCAGCGTGTTGCCGATTTTCGCGCCGTCCTTGGCAAAGGCGTCGTCGTAGCCGCGATTGATGCTGCCGATGAAGTTCAGTTTCTGATGCAGGATCATCAGCGCCTTGCGCGTGACCTGCGTCGGGGTGAGAATGGTATTCGACATTTACTCTTTTCTTTCGTGTACGGCGATGGCGCGGCTTACTTGCCGCCGTTCCGTTTCGCCATGCGCTTGCGCTCTTGAGCGACCCACTGTTCGGTCGACAGTTTGTCGCCGCTGGGGTCGGTCGTCCTGCGCTGGGTCGCGTTGGTGCCCTTGTTATTGCCAATCTCGGCGGCGGGCTGTGCCGCCGCTTTCCTGGCCGCCGCAGCCGCTTTCGCGTCCTTGGCCTGATGTTCCCGCCATTGCATCGCGTCGTGGAGAATGACAGCGAGCGCCGGGTTGCGGATTACCGCGTTCTGAACGTCCTGCACGGACTCATTGTTCGCGGTTCCGAACTGGACGATCTTCGCTTCCAGCGCGGGCGTGAAATTGGGGATCATCTTTGGAAGCTGCGACCGAACTTCTGCGATGCGCTTGTTCCGATTGGAGTTCGCTTCGTGGTCGGCCTGCTGCTTGGCCTGAGCAACGCCGCGCTCTGCGTCTGCGCGCTGTTCTTTCAACAGCGTGTAGTTGCGCCAGTGCTGCGCGTAGGCACTTGGGTCGGCATGTTGCAGCGCGTCCCAATCTACGCTCTTGTATTGCTCAAGGTTGTGGTCGAGTACGCCAAGCTTTACCTTGGCGTCATTGTACGCCTTGTCATTCGCAAGAGTGGCGTCACGCGACGTCTCGAAGTCACGACGCTGCTGCGCCAGTTCCTGCGTCTTGCGCGTGTAGTCCGCCTGCCTCAGAAGGCCGTCTTTGACGCCCTTCGGTGCGCGGAACTTTTTGCCATCGTAATCGACTTCCTCGCTGTCGTCATCGTGCGCGGCCTGGCCGTCGCCACCCTCGCCCTCAATGTCGTCATGCGTGGTTTCGTCGGTGTCGTGGGCCGCGCCGCTATCGTTGCCAGTAGCGGAGGTCTGGTCGACTTCGGACGTGTCGGCGGTTCCGGTGTCTTCCTCGCGCTCGTAGTCCAGGCGCTTTGTGAACCAAGGGTTATCGCGCCAGTTGATCTCAACAATCTTTGCGCCGGTCGGCGGATCAATGCGGAAGCGTTTATGCGTCGCGCTCTCTGGGCTTTCGGGGTTCCACGTCAGCCACACTTCGCTGTGGTCTTGGCGCACGGTCGGCAGCGCCTTTGCCCACGCCGTCTCACTGACTGGCTCGGCCTCATCAATCCATAGGATCAGGATGCGCGCCTTGGACTTTATGCTGTCCAGATTGTAGCGCAGGCCGATGAAGACGAACGACACGCGCCCGCACTTCGTTCTGATGTACGTCTCGCCGCAGTCATAGAAGCTGGCGAGGAACGGGTCGCTTTCTATTGCAAACTTGACCTCGGAAAAGCTGCTATCGGCCAACGAGTTCATATACTCGCGTCCGCAGACAATGACGCCGCTGATCTTGGCTTGCGCGTACATGATGCCGCGCACGGCTGCCATCTTGGCGAACGACTGCGTCTTGCCCGATCCGCGCCCACCGTATGCGCCGCGATACGGTGCTTTGCCGGAGAAAACCGGATGAAGCTTGGGCGGGATGCGAACAGGGATGTTCGCATGGCGTCAAAGCCGGAAGTGCGACTTCTGTTGTCGTTACTGCGTTCAACTTTGGCATTTAGGCACCAGTTGTAGAATGTTTGTCCCCAGTTCAGTTTTGTGCCGCGCTGGCCGCTCTGCGCGCACCAGTACGAGACAAAGCGTTCGGCCTCCAGCCGCAGGTCAGGGAGGGGCCTGCCAAGTTCGATCATTTTTTCGCGGGCGCGAGCGATCCATGCTTCGGGAACGGCCTGCCCCTCCGGCCAGCGTGTCGCACGCTTATCCGCAAGACCAAGTCCGGTCCCGCAGCCAGCCGCAAGAACTACGCCGCCGAACTGGTTGCGGAAGTCCTGACCGGCACCGTCGCGGATGGGTTCAAAAGCGCCGCCATGCAATGGGGCACGGATCACGAGCCCGAGGCATGCAGCCACTACGCGCTCGCGATGGGCGAAGAACCCGTCAAGGTCGGCTTTGTCATTCACGAGGTCATGGACAAGGCGGGCGCGTCGCCCGACCGGCTGGTCGGCGATGACGGACTTGCGGAAATCAAGTGCCCGAACACGGCGACTCATATCGAAACGCTTCTGACCGAGAAAATCGACCCGGATTATCTCACGCAGATGCATTGGCAGATGGCATGCACGGGCCGCCAGTGGTGCGACTTCGTCAGCTATGACCCGCGCTTGCCGGGCCCGATGCGGTTCTTCTGCAAGCGTGTCGAACGGGACGACAAAGTTATTGCCGAACTGGAAGCCGAAGTCGTCCGCTTCCTCGCGGAGGTCGACGAGACCGTCGCGGCCCTGTCGGCGAAATTCATCATTGAAGAAAAGGCCGCAGCATGAGCGCGAGCGTCAACAAGGTTATTTTGGTCGGCAATGTCGGGAAGGACCCCGAGGTCCGCCGCATGACGTCGGGCGACCCCGTCGTTTCGTTCTCGCTCGCTACCAGCGAGACGTGGCGCGATAAGAACAGCGGCGAGCGCAAGGAAAAGACCGAATGGCATCAGGTCGTCATCTTCAACAAGGGTCTCGCCGAGGTCGCGGAGAGATACGTCGTCAAGGGGCAAAAGCTGTACGTCGAGGGACAGCTTCAAACCCGCAAGTGGACGGACAAGGACGGCCAAGAGCGGTATTCGACTGAGATTGTTCTGACCGCCTTCAAGGGCGCGTTGACGATGCTGAACAATCCGAACGGCGGCGACGACCGCCAGGGCGGCGGCAATGCGAGGACAGCGCAGCCCTACGGATCGCAGCCGGGCGACTTCCAGCGCGACGAAATGGACGACGAAATACCGTTCTGAGTTTCGCACCGCGCGCTACGGCGCGCGGCCTCCAATGCGGTTCCCCGGCACCGCAGCGACCAAGCCGGGGATTAATTCATAGAGGGTGACATGGTCACGAAGTTTGAAGCGAAAAAGCACTCCTACCGGCAGACGAAAGAGGGCGTCGTCGTCTCTTTCGTCATGCACCCAAACGACGTCGACGCCGCGCTCGCGGCAGCCCCACTGGGCACCGTCTACGCTATCGGCATCCTTGAAGTACCGGCGGGCATCAGCCCGGCAGAGGACGCGCTTGAGAACTCCGAGGATAACGACCAGGGCGACGGCAACGTCGTATCGCTTACCCAGCCAGAAACCAAGGCAGCGCCGACCGGCCAGGGATGGGATGCGCTGCCCTACATGCAGCAGGCGGGTATTCGCTGCAACGATCCGCAGTTCCAGGGATGGCTTGCCGTGGCGGACGCCGAAAAGGCTGCTGACGCCGTGCGCATATTCTGCAAGGTCGAAAGCCGCCGCCACATCGTTCGCGGCACGTCGGCGGGCGAACGCTGGGCGCACATGGACAGGGACTTCCGCGCCTTCCTGACATCACAGCAGTATGCGGGGAGCCGCCGTTGAGCCGCGCGCGCAAAGAGTTCAGCAAGGGCACGCTGCGCGCCGGGCTGATGCGCGCCGGGGCGACGATGGACGTCAAGGGCTCACTGCTGCTTGATACCGCGAAGTGCGAGGCGGAAGGCCCGCGCTACGGGCTGCGGCCCGACCAGCGATGCAACGCGCCGCTGTCATTCGGCTGGCGCGGGGATCATGGGAACCCCGATGCAAACAGCAAGGACAACAGCCTTGAAAATCTCGTGTGCTGCTGCGTCCGCTGCCACGACTGGAAAACGCGCAATATCGACGTGCCGATGATTGCCGAGACCGTGCGCCAGCGGGACAAAAACCAGGGCGTCAGGAAGCGGACCAGTCGCCCGATGCCGTTCGGCAGAGACAGCAAGTTCAAACGGAAAGTAGGCGGCGTGATCGTGCCGCGCTTCGCATAGGAGGTCTTATGCCTGCAAAAAGCAGCGTGTCGCCAGCGTGGTCAGTCACAATAATTTCTCTGCCAAAGACAGGGCTTAAAATATGAATACCACCGATCCAGATGAACATGTCGAAGGTCCGCGCTCTACGACTTACGAACCGTGCCGCAGCCTTGAGGCATGGAACGGAAAGCATGTTCTGCGGCACATGGAAGATGGAAAACTGAAGTGCATTAACCGCAGATGCTTTTTTGAATGCGAGCCTACATCTGTCACCGAAACCTCTAACGGATAGCGAGCCGTTGAAGATGGACACACGCGAGCGCGCAAAGGCGATCCTGAGCCAGGGGCGGCCAACCAATTGCCCACATCCTTCGGATCCCGGTATGAGGATTGTCGGGTGGGTGGTGCCGGAAGAAGTAGCCGGCCTATCTGACTCGCTGTTCGCCCTTGAACACATCGGAAGCGCGGCCAAAGCGCATTTCAAATCAGATTGAGAATGGAGCCATGGCCGTGAAGATTGACGACGACATATTGCTGGCCCTGATCTACCGGCACTTCAACGAGCAGGGACAGAAGCTGCTCACCTTCACACGCTGGAAGGACAGCATTGATGTTCAGTATCTTTTCATCAGCGGCAGGAGTCCTGCGCGCCTTGCACGATGACGGTTACATAGATTGGCACGTGAAGGGTGAATCCGATCTTGAGGGGTTGGCAGATCAGTTAGACGGCATGGTGACGACTTATAGCGGATGCGCAAAAGCTCCGGCTTTGCGGTCGATTTGAAAGGGATCTATGACATGATTGGCGCAGGAATTGATCTAGTTCAACCGAAGCCGAAGCAGTCGGCAGAGGACATTTTGCACGAAGTACGCTGCGCGCTTCTCGACCAAGCGACAGACGTAGACCTGACTGCGCTAGCACACCGGCGTCGCGCGATGAAGCTTCGGAATAAAATTGCTGCCTTCTACGGCCAGAAATAGGAGCCCCGGATGCGTAACTGCATGAACAGATTTTGCCAAATGGATGCGACAGGCCATTGCGCGTCTTGTGACGGCCCGAAACCCATGATGAGCAGCCCGATCATTACTCCTGAGTTCTATCCGGTGAATTTGCGGAAGCCGATGCTCGGTCAAGTCACCGTCGCCAAGCTGGACTGGAACGGCAACCTCACCATCACAACCGAGGCGGAATAGGAGCCCTGAACCGATGGCCTACGACTACATCAAGAAGGCTTACGGCTTCGATGCCAAGATTGGCGACCGGGTGCAGCACACCGTCACCAAGAAGTACGGCAGCATCGCGCGCCAGCGCGGCAGCAATGGTCACTATATTCAGGTCCGGTTTGATGGTGGCAGCTTTGCATTGCCATGCCATCCCGGCGAACTCGTCCACATCTGAGGAGCGGTTGCCCGCTTCCGCGATCTGCGCGCGAAAATGCAATTCTTTACCAAGAGGAAGCGCAGCACATGACTGCCGCACCCATACTTGACACATTCTCCCTTGAGCAGGTCGCGGCCATGTTGCACCGGACGCCCAAGACGCTTGGCCGATTCCTGCGCCAGAACCCCCAGAAGCCGCCCCTGTTTGCCAAACCGGGGCGGGACTACCTAATCTCTGCCGCCGACATTCCCCGCATCTATGAGGCCATGAAACAGTGCCGCTCAAACTCGTCCGATATAAAGCCCGTGGGCAGAACTGGTACATGCGGGGCACTGTCCGAGGCGAAAGTGTTTTCGAGACTACGGGCACGCCTGACAAAAACGCGGCGGAAGCCCTCAGGATCAAGCGCGAGGGGACAATCCTCAAGCGGTCAGTCTTTGGAGCCGAGTCAACAATAACCTTCCCGGAGGCCGTCGACGCCTATCTTGAGAACGGCGGCGAAGGGCGATTCCTCGGCGGCTACGACCCCGAAACGAAGGAATGGTTCGGGCTGGTCGGGCACTTCAAAGACGCCGCACTCGCCAGCATCGGCCAAGAGGAAGCAGACGCAGCGGCGAACAAGCTTTACCCAGGCTGCAAGGCGTCGACCAAGCTGCGCTGTTGCTATGTGCCCCTGCGCGCCGTCCTGAAATTCTCTGCAAAGCGGCGCTGGTGCCCGCTGGCCGTTATTGAGGCCCCGGCGGTCGGCAAGGTGGTGACAAAGTTTTCCACGCCGGAGCGCCTGCTAAAGCTGCTGCCCCATTGCAAGCCGCGCCTGCGGCTGTTCGTCATGGTCGACACCTATACCGGGGCTCGCCTGTCTGAAATCCTGCGTATCGACTGGGACAAGGACGTCATGCTCGAACGGCGCACCATCATGCTTTGGACGACCAAGGAGAAGCAGCGCGCCGTCTATATCCCCGATCCTCTCATGGTAGCCCTGGAGGCGGTCCCTGAGGCCCAACGCAAGGGCAAGATGTTCGACAACTGGTCCCACAAAAGTCGGGTCCACAGACCTCTTAAAAACGCCTGTAAGCGGGCCGGGGTCGAATACCTCCCGCCGCACCAGCAGGGACGGCACACCTATGCGACATGGCTGCGGGAATACGCCAAACTGGATCTGCGGGCGCTCATGGAGGCGGGCGGCTGGTCGTCCATATCCTCGGTCGTCCGGTATCTGCACGTCACCCCAGGCGACGCGGCGCGCGAGGCCGATAAGATGCCCTCCATGTCCCTGGTGCCGCCCGAACCTGTGCAAAATCCGTGCATCGACAACGGTAAGCGCAAGAAAAGCCCAAAAACAAAGGCCCGCAGCAATTAG